AAGCGATTCATTCGGTAACGGTACGGAGTCGGCTCGTAGAGCAGGTTATAAGGGAAATGATAATGCTCTGGGCGTTATGACTAACACATTATTAAGTAATCCTAAGATCATTGCTGAAAAACAGCGTATACAAGCTAAAAGGGATAAAATACTTGATTTAAGAGCTGAAGACATAGCAAAAGAACTTGCGGCGTATGCCTTTGATAATGATAAGCAAGCGACTACAACGGAGCGATTACGTGCGCTTGAGTTATTAGGTAAGTGGCAGGCTATGTTCACGGATAACGTGCATAATAGCGGCGATGGGCTTAAGATAGAAGTAAACGAGCGCAAGAGCGAGCCTCAACGGCCTAAACTGGCTAATACTGGCTAATCAAGCCTAAACTATCTAAACGCTCTCAGGCGCTCCAGAATGGCCCAGAATCGACGCAAGGGTATAAGCAAGGAATTATGCGAATGGCAAAGCGAAAACGCAACCACGCCCAAGCTGAGCAGGATTAGATGCCCATAGCGCGCAAGGGGGCGGTCGTGCATGGTGTGAGATAGATAAATAAAGGGTGTCAACCAAATTTTTCCCCACTATTTCATATTCAGGACAAAGGTCTACGACAATGTTATTTTCAGGTTATGTTTTGGTTGTTTTGCTTATATGCATGCTTGCGTTTTTTTTTGGATTAACATAAACACTGGACTTACGTCGCATTTTTACGCATGTTTTTTATAAAAGGCAAACCCCCGTCAAAACGATATAAATCGGGCCTCACGGTATCAAAAACACGGGTACCGGTTTAACGTAAATAAAGGACTTACGGCAAAAAAAACGGAGAGAAATATGGGTATGGCAATAATAGAAGATGATTGCGTTCGCAATCCGGTTTACTTATCTGAGATGGTACACGGCGACGTAGTGATTCAGTTTACTAAGTGTGCGCCTAATATCTGGTGGCGTTTTTGGCAATTCGTATTTTTTGGTATTCGGTGGCGGTCGCTGGAGGGAAAGAACAAATGAGTCTTAAAGGCAATTTTGATGATGAATATGATGTTCCCAAAAATATTAAGAAATCGTTCGATAAAAAGTCAAGACGATGCTGTATTGCCAAGGGGAAAAAACGGAGAGAACAAATGAAAAAGACAGAATTAGAGAAGAAGTTGACACGGTTACTGAATGAAGAGTCAAGGGAATCGGACTCGAACACTCCTGATTTTTTACTTGCTGAGTTTATGCTTAACTGTCTCGATGCTTTTGAGCTTACCAGCAATAAGAGAGAAGTGTGGTACGGAGTTAATCTTAGATGCGAGGATACCGAGCCTCGTGATAAGGACGGGAATACAGGGAGCCAGAAATATAAATCTAATCATTATTGCCTATCTTAACAATTAAGAGTTATCCACAGGTTATCCACAAGGAGAGAATGAACAGAGACAATGTTAGATTACGATGACCCACAATTCAATGAAAAGATGATGTTGCTTGACGCTGGTTATTGGGCGTATCATTCTGAAGTTAAGTTACAGGCGAGTCCGTTCACATTCAAGGGATTTGAGTATCAAACTGAGCCGATGAGTTCTGATGTTCGCCGGATATGTTATATGAAGGCTGCTCAGAGTTTTGGTGCTACGGTAATGGAGGTTATTAAAGACTTGCACGGTATGATAATGGGCAAGTATAAGTTAGGTGTTGCCCATATATTTCCTACTACGGATGAGGTTGGTGAGTTTAGTAAGTCTATATTTAAGCCTTTGATAGCTTCTAACGTTGGCACAATAGGTAAGTATGTCAAGAATGTTGCCGGTGGGACAGATACTACGTCCTTGAAGCGAGTCAGGGATGCTTTCTTATATCTTCGTGGTGCTCGTATGAGTCAGAAGGTTGGTGAGAGTGCTGAGAACACAAGTTCTAAGACTGCTGGTTTTTCGGTTGACAAGTGTGTTTTCGATGAAGTTGACTTTATGGACACTGATGTAATCGAGAAATTTAAGGGTAGAATGGGCATGTCTCCTCATAAGCACGAGGTTTACCTTGGCAATCCTTCGCACGAGGATTTCGGTATTGACTTGATATTCAAGTCTTCTGACCAGCGATATTGGTTTAGGAAGTGCAGTTGTGGGCATTGGACGTGTGCCGAGAAGAGTTTTCCGCAATGCGTGAAGATTCGTTCAGACGGCACAGGTTATGTTGGTTGCGATAAATGCGGGAAGGAAGTTCCTGTTTGGGCTGGTATTGGTACAGGTGAGTGGGTTCCAATGTTCCCTGACAAGTCTAATTACATGCAGGGATACATGGCAAGTCAGCTAATGACACCGTTCAACGACCCTGCCGAGTTGCTTGCGGAATACTCCGACCCTCCGTTCGGTAATTTGGGCGACTTCTGGCGGCTTCGTATGGGTAGGGCTTATTCGGATAGGACTGAAAAGTTGACCAGAAGAGATGTTCTGGCATGTTGTGGGAACGAGGGGATTCCTACGAAACATTCTGGCCCTTGTGCTATGGGTGTTGATGTTGGCAAGATTAAGCATGTTGTAATAGGAACTAAGACTACAAAAGACGGATATGAGATACTCCGTGCTATTAAGATTCCGGAGGGATTAGAGGGTTGGAATCAGATTTCTGACCTTGCCCGAAAGTATAATGTAAAGAGTACTGTAATAGATATTGGCCCTTACTATGACGAGGCAAGAGCATACCAGCTCAAGCATAGTGGCGGGGCAAACCCGTCAGTATATCTATGTGAGTACAGCGAAACCCAAACTATTGATTCTGCGTTTAACATAAACACTGGCGTGGTCAAGGCTCACAGGACTGGCATTTTCGACCATACGCATAGACTTCTTTCGCAGGGCAAGGTTGTATTACCGCGTCAATGTCCTGAGATGGAAGAGTTTGCTCAACAATGTTGTAATTGTGCAAGGTTTGAGGAAAAGGATAAGCGCAAGGGTACGATAGTGTTTAGATACAGACCTACCGGCAATAGACAGGAGCATTTCAGAAACGCTTTGAATTACTTCGTCTTAGCGGCGAGTGGTCATAGAATAAAAACTACATCAAGACACAATAGCATAATTCAAACAGATGTGATAAATGATTACGCAAGAATTTAAGGATTATTGATTTGAAGAAAGTTTTAGGATGATAAATGCAGAAGAAATAATAGACCTTCGTAATCGTGAACTAAGTCTTCAGGGCAATATAAGAAGTCTATGGCAGCAAACAGCAAACAAACTGTATCCATATATCAATGTAAATGCAACTTTTGAGCCTGGTTCGATAAGAACTACTGAGATTTACGACCAGACCCCGATATTAGATGCAGAGGATATGGTATCTGGCTTGAAGCAGATTTTGATTCCATCTGGTCAGCCGTTTTTTGCTATTAAAACTGGAGGTGCGATAAATGATTCAATTCAGAGATATATTTCAGAGCTTACTGAGGATGCTCATGAAAATATCTACGGTTCTAATTTCATAACTGAAATTGATGAAGTCTTGAGGTCTTTGATAATATTTGGCCCTGCGTCTATTTTTTCGGAATGGACTCCTACTACCGGCCTTAATTATAAAAATTGTGTATTGGGTTCTTATCAGTTTATCGAAAACAGCAAAAAATTAGTTGATGGAATCATTTTAACAATACAATATACTCCTGGTCAGGCGATTGACGAATTTGGGGAGGAAAATGTAGGCAAAGAAGTTATGAAGGCTTTCGCCGAACCTAAGAAGCAAAATGATTTGTTTAGTTTCATTTATCTTGTAAGACCAAGAAGTGTAGTCAAACCTAATATGTCGCAAAGATTTTCGGGAAATATGCCCTGGGAATCTTTTGTGGTAAACGAAAAAGAGAAACTTATAGTGTCTGAGGGCGGTTTTACTGAGTTCCCATACCATAGTGCGAGATGGAAAAGACCGGCAAACGAGAAACACGGTAGAGGGATAGGTACTGAAATAATGCCTCAAATCAAAGTTCTCGACAAGACTATGAGGAATTGGATTGACGTTGGAAATCTATGGGCTAATCCACCAAGAGAAGTTTTGTATTCAGTTGAAGGCCCTGTCAGGATCACTCCAGGTGCGAGTAATGTTGTTCAGGAGATGAACTCTATTCGCGCAATTGACTCAGAACTGAATGGGAACTTTCCAATAAACGAAGCCGCTTTAGACCGCCAGCAGGCGTTAATACATAGAGCGTTTTTCAAAGACGCTTTTTCTCCGTTAGAGAACTTAACCGGCGACAGAAGGAGTACACTTGAAATAAGAGAACGTATTAAACAGACTTGGTACAAGATTGGCCCGCCAGTAGCGAGGGTCTGGTACGAACTTTTGAGCGATTGCATAACACGGAGCATTTTGTTATTGATTCGCAACGGAGCGGTTAAGCAGCCTCCAGCTGAATTGAATGGTGTGAATTTTGGTTTGGAATTTGTTGGCCCGTTTGCTCTTGAGTTAAGAAGTCAGCAGGCGAAGGCATTTCAGGAATGGGTTTCATTCGTTGGTGCAATGGAGAGTGCATTTCCTGGCGCAACTGATAATGTTGACCCCGACGATGCTGTTATGCGTATGGGTAGAACGTTTGGTGTTAATGCTGAGGATATGGCATCTGCCGAAGAGCGTGATGAGAAGCGCAGAATACGGCAGGCTGAAAAAGAAGCGCAGATGGCATTACAGGCTGCCCAGGTTGGCAGCCAAGCATATCAAGGGGCAACAAAGGCGCCTGAGGCTGGTAGTCCAGCCGAGGCATTAATGGGAGAGTAAAATGAAAATAAGGAGAAAAATATGCCTCTCAAAAAAGGTAAAAGCAAAAAAACAATCAGTCGCAACGTGCGAGAAATGATTAAGTCTGGTCATCCGAAAAAACAGGCGGTTGCCGCTGCATTGAATACGGCTCGAAAATCGGGGGCTAAAATACCGAAAAGGAAGAAGAAATAGATGGACGAAGAACTTCAGAGGGCGATTGAACAGCGAGTATCTGACTTCAAGCATTCGTTTGAATCTGGGCCAGGAAGAAGGGTTTACGATTATTTGTCGAAGTTTTGTTTTGAGAACCAGAGCACTTTTGATTCGAGTTCTCAAAGTACGAGTAATTTTAATGAAGGGTCAAGGTATGTAATCCTTGAGATAAAGAAGTGGTTAGAGTTTGATTTAACGAAAGGAACAAAATGAGTAAAGATGGATTAGCTATGGCCCCGCAAGGGACTACCTTAGCCCCGAAAGGTATGTATCGGGAAGAGGAGCAGGACGAAACAGTTGCAAGGGGATGTGTGAGGGTAACGGAAGTAATCGCTTATGACTTCGTAAGGATGGAAACAGTAATGGATGAGCTTACTGGGAAGCCTACGGAAATGAAGCGAAAGATAGAAAAAGGTCGAGAGCCATATTTTTATCAGAACTCAGAGGATTTTGTTGCTTTTCGTGATAACAATCCTGATGCAAGATTGGAATCGTTTGACATTCAGATGCGGAAAGCTACTGCAATTAAACGATTGAATAAAAAATCAAATGTTATTCAGTTCACAAAAAGGGAGAATGGATAATGGGAGAGACAGAAAATACAGTAGTTGCTCCCGAAGTAGGCGTGGCAACACCTCCGAGTGTAACGACAGAAACTACGAATTACTTCGGTAATGATGGTACGTTGGCTGACGGATGGCAAAGCACTTTCCCTGAAGGATATAGAGATGAAGCAAGTCTTACATCCGTGAAAGACGCTAAAGTTTTAGCTAAGATGTTCGTAGATACTAAGCGAATGGTTGGTAAAAACACTATCGCTATCCCTGACGATAGTTCGCCAAAAGATGAGTGGGATGAATATTACAGGCACGGCGGCAGACCGGATACTATTGAAGATTATGGCCTTGCCGCACCTGAAGGATTCCCATCGGAGTTTGCGGAAAAGATATTCCCATCTGACAGACTTGCTAAATGGCAGCAACGATTCTTTGACGGAGGTGTAAGCAAAAAAGCAGCGGCTCAATTCGTTTCAGAGTTTGCGAATGATATGCTTGCCGATATACAGAGCCATCAGCAGACCGAAAAGATGGATATGGAAAATCTTGTAAGTGGTCTTTCTCAGGAATGGGGAGCTGCGTATGAGCAGAATAAACATCTTGGGAATATAGCAGTCGAGGAAGGCACTTCAGGAGATGAAGAATTTAAGCAGAGAATTGTCAGTAAGTTTGGTAACGACCCTGACTTTGTAAGATATTCTTCAAATTTAGGCAAGAAGTTTTCTGAGGGTAAATCGCCAAACTTCACAAATATACCAACACCTTCTGATTTACAGACCCAAATAAACGATATTGAATCCAATCCATTATACCTTAATGGTACGCAGAAACAGCGTATGGATTTAGCAGCACGAATTATGTCAATACGTAATAAAATAAATCCTTCTGAAATTACCCGATAGGGCTTTGGATGAATTTGAATAGTTAGTCGGATTAGCCTTTCGATTTGAACGGCCCCGAAAGATATTAGGACGGACCCGCGTTGTAGCGGACTATCTTTCCGAGGCAACTAAAAATGTAATTTGAAAGGCTAAAACAATGAGTCAGCAAATA